TGAATGCTAAGTCAATCAATTTCATCTTATCATCTAACTTGTCTACCAACCTAACATCATGTATGTTATATTCAACAAACTTCTGCCAGTCATTCTCGTAGAACTCCTTAAATGTATCATACTCTGAGTGATCTAACTTCTTCTCATTTAACTCTACACTACAAATATAATCTAACCTATAACTCTCTTGGTTTGAATAAGTAAACTTCTTATACAGATCATAATAATCCAGAGTAGATATACCTAATGTATCTACTGCCATTTGCCTACGACCTTTAATATAGATCTCTCGTCTTGAAACTAATCTCCACGGAGAAAGAAGTTTAACTTGTTTCTCACCAAGTATCCTCTCAATACGATTAGCAATGTAAGGCATATCAAACAACTGCACATTCCACCCTGTAATTACATCAGGATAATTCTCCTGCCAGTAACCAAGAAATGCATTGAGCATTGCTTCTTCTGATCTGAAGTGCATATAATCCACTTGAGAATCATTGTTAACAAAAGGTCTTGCTCCCCATACAGTGATACGTTGTGTAAAACTATCCTTGATACTGATAGCAAGGATCTCTTGATCTGCTGCTTCAATATTAGGAAAGCCGTTCTCTGCTGCGGTCTCAATGTCAATGTTAAAGACTCTTATCTTTGAAGTATCATACTTAATCTCATCCTCTGGATGCTCCTCTGCCATATACTGATACAGGAACCTAGTATTACCATAGATATCAAAGTCTGGTACTTCCTTATACTGTTTAACAAATTCTCGGGCTTCCTTAATAGAACCAAACTTATGTGGTTCTACACAGTCACCTTCTAGAGTTCTCCATTCAGAGTAATTCTTTGAAGGCAAAAATAGCGTGGGGTTGAAAGGAACCCTCACGCTATATCTGTTACCATTTTCATAACCACGAACTAGCAAACGATTGCCAGCTTGTTCAACACTGGTATAGAACTTCATTCAGTCAACACTTCAGGATTAGATCCATAGTACCTAGAGAGAATATCTCTACCAGGCTCTATAAACGTTATTATATCAGAAGATCGCACAACTGTCTCCTTTTTGTCAGAGAAATGTAGCCAGTCTTTCAACTGTCCTTCAGGTGTGACCTCCATAGGATCTACAAGAATACAATCTGGGTCACCAAACTGTGCTCCTTCGATCTCTTCAACCTTCGCTAGTATCCACTGATGCTTCAGTAGAAGTATCTGTGGTATCGTCTGTTGTTGAATCGGTTCCTGCTGCTGGCTCTCCATCATTTACCTCGAAGAATATTTGCTCATCTGATAGACCGATTTCATGCAGTCTACTTACATAATTATCTAGGATACCATTATCAGGGAAGACACATGTAAGAATGTGCTCACCACCAATACGGTGTTCTTCGATAGGACTAAATGGACACCACCTTTCATAGCGAATAGGAATGGTTCCGTCGTCTGGGTTCACATCACCAAGTGATAATGTGTAAGGATATAACATCCTATACCCAATTACCTTTTCTTGATCTTCACTACGAACCTCTCCAAAGAGACATAAAACTCTTTCGCCAGTGGCGAGAGTTACGACCCTTGCATTATGATTCGTCTTCAGTTCGTTCTCCACTATGCATCTCCTTTGTTAGTTTTAATGAGCTTTCTAATTCAACTTCACGTTTTTCTTTGATCTTTTGTTCGTATGATGTTTGCAATCCTGGTTCAGCATTGCTAATAGTCATAACTGCATCATAAGGCATTTTGAATTGCCAGTCAGAAGAATAAGGATTCCACTTGCTAAAGCGAACCTTATACTCAGAACCTAATTGCTCAGTAAGATACTGTGGTTCAGCGGTATCTAAGTGTAGGACGTATGGATCTTCCATGAGAAGACATACTCCCTTCTTATTATCCCCCTCTCCATCATATATTTCCTTGAGTTCCGTGATAACACGTTCCCCAGTTCTTAGGGTAATTACTTGGCAGGCCATATCGTATTCGCGCTGTGGTTAGTATAGCATTAAGAAACAGAAGAGTCAAGCTTTTTAAGTTCCTTTCCGAACCAAAGTTTTCTCTTCTGTGAATCTGGTACAAATCTCTCTAGATGGACAGTAAGTAAACCATTGACAAAGGTTACTTCTTTAACCTCTACATCTGGTCCAATCTCCCACTGTCTGCTGAACGATCTAGAGGCTATACCTCTATGCTTGTAATTCTCTTCCTTCTTCTCTGGATATGCAGAAACTTTCAGAACATTCCGTTCTGTTGTAACTTCGATATCTGACTCTGAAAATCCAGCAAGAGCGATCTCCAAACTGGTTCTACCATCAGGTCCGTTAATGACGTTATAAGGAGGATAATTTGATCCTGCTCCTGACGCATACGATTCAAGTCTTCTGAATGTGTCATCAAATCCAATAGAAAACGGTGTGTAATGTTCCCACACGAAGTGGTTAAGGTCTTTGTTACCCATGATTGTTAGCTCCTTTATTAAGCGAGTTTGTGTTTTGTGATCCCTTACGGCGATCAGTATTAATTATAACACAAGACTCTAATCATAGAGGACGGTTTACTCTACTTCCTGCTTCTTCCTACCAATATTATATTTGGATTCTAAAGTCCATTCACCCTTCTCTTTAAAAGCAAGAACTTTAATTTGATTGAGTGGAGCTAAGTCTTGGATCTTTGTTTGACTGAGTGCATCTATAGAGATCAATCCCCAATCAACAAGTAACTGTACTATACGATTTCTACGTTGAACATCGTTGGATGATAAATTTGTTTTCTTACCATCAAGGGCGAAGAGTTCCTTGAAATGGACTATGTAATACTTACCCTGCTTATGGAGAATATGACACGACTGGTATATCTTTTTTTCCTTACGGGATGCAACACCTATACGTGTTAGCGTCTCTCTCACCTTGAGAAAATCATCTGGTTCGCCTAATGCGACCTCAACCATGTCAGACTGTTTCCATTGAATATCATGATCTACGCTCATGTGTACCACCTTTTCTTAATAAATATGAAATATTTTCAAGTTGATCCTTCGTTAAAACTCGTAGAGCCTGGAGTGCTTTATCGTCATTATAACCATAATACTCTTTAACTACTTCAAGATATTCAATAGAATCTTTCTTGGACCAAGGAGAGAACCTCTTTCTTGGTTTCACACTATTTATTAAAAAATCATATTGCATCTTCTTTGGTAGATGCCATGACTTATTCATTTCATTTACCAACAAGACTGTATCGGTAAAGGATGATAAGCATTTATTAATAACATATGGTTGATACTTACGAACAGCATCAGAATCATCATCCAATATATTCTTCTTGGATTGGTTGATTGAGTAAAGATAATCTTTCAGTTGGTACATCGTTCCAATGGCGTATCACGCCAGCAGTAATAAAACAATTAGTGACAAGGTAAGTAATGAAAATAATACTGCGAACAGCACATACCGCATTATCATACTCTGTAGTTGTATGATCCGAGAAACTTCCCAAGGCATACTTCCATATCCTCCATACTTTAGTGAGGATCATAATGTCGGACAATGCCGTATCCAAGTGCTACAGCGATAAGCGAAATACAAATCAAAGTTAATAATAAATGCATTAGGATTATGTAGGTAATTGATCAATCATCTTTTGTACATTGTCACGAAGACCGTCATAAAACTGGGGATTAATGTCATTTGGTGACATTCCCACCATTGAAGCGGCATTCTTGACTTGTGAGACTAGTTGCTTTGCCTGTGGATCATCTGAGAGTGTAACCCTCATGAACATTGTCTGCTGGAGATCTATCAATCTCATCATCTTTTGCAGTTGCTCTTTTTTATCCTCGACACTAAGCATCAGTCCCATCTTATTAATCTCCAGGTAGAGGTCTTGCATACTCTGCAGTTCCTTTCTTACTACATCTGAATCAAAAAAGTTATTCATAGGTACTGTGCTTGAACTATGCTCTTATATTTACCCGTATCTACACTGAGAAAGGGGTCGTACTTCACTACCTTATTACGTAGTGGCTTCCAGACTATCTCGTCACTGATGATTTTATCAAACTGTGGGATGAAATGGAAGATCTTGTTGAATATTGTGAGGGTCTCGATGCTTATCTTAGCACCTAAGTAGGCTTTGACAAGGGGCGGGTGGACACTTGTGTTAGTGAACAATGCCTCGAAGTCCTCTTGAAGGTCATGGAGAGTGCCTACATCCTCCTTAAACTGGTATGTAAGACTTTCCTTGCGTTTGAGGTAGTCAGAGTAGTTCTTGGCACCTTCTCGCACTAATGTTGCGGGATATACCTTATCCTCTGAGACCATGTTGGCTACAAAAAAATCGCGTAACTCGAAGTCCTTGAACTTCCTTGAGAGTTTGACAAAAAAGAACTTATCCTTACGTTGATCAAAAGATCTCTGGGATGCTTTAGCAGTACCCCCATATTGGAAATAATCGTAGGTGTCGGATGTGAAGTGAAGTTTCAAAGCAAGATACATTTTGTAGACTTCAAATCCTGTCACAGTTTCAACATACCCTTTGATGTTGCCTTCATGTAGTTTAAACGCTGTGCGTCATATTTTAATTTCTCTTTCAGTGGTTTAGATATCAACTTATTGATACCTGTCATCTCTATATTCCTGTCTTCGCAAAACTGTACTACTGCTTCAATGTAGTTTAAAGTAGATTCTTTTACGATCTTCTCTATCTCTACCGAGAACTTGGCTGATGTCATGAAGTTTTCTTCAAAGACCTCATCGATTTTACCACTCGCCATAGTAACTCCTGTAGGCATCAATGTACTCCTTAAGCTTGCGAGCATACTTAAACTTGTCATAAATTTCAAAAACCTGTGGTTCGCCTGTTTCACAGGCAATAATAGTAACGAGTTTCTTGACCTGTTGACCAGTTAACTCTTGAAACATTATAGCATAAGCTGTCTCTTGTGCAAAGTAGTCGTGTATCCACTCTTCACGTTTGTACTTAGTTGAGGTTTTAAAATCAATTATAGCAAGCTCACCGTTATACTCGGCAATACAATCTACACGTCCTGCCATCTTTAACATCTTAGAAGATAAAGGTGCTTCTAGAGCATGTATATTGTTAATACTATCTAGGTAGGGTTTGATCTGATGGAATAACCCCATGGATAGTGGGTCATCCTTATATTTGCTAATATTTTGATTCAATAAGTATAGTTCACAAAGCTTGTGACACTTATTACCTCTAGTAGATGCCCTCTTAGAGATTTTATTCGCCTCTTCTTCACCAACCCTCTTACGCCACTCCATAATAGACTTCTTTTTAGAATGTCCTATGACAGTAGTAACAGAAGGATAGAAAGCACCTTCAACTTGGTACCTCCTACCCTCCTTAGTAGTTGTTGCTTTTAGATCAGGAAAATCGTGTAAGTTTAAATGTTTAAATTCCAAGGTTCAATTTGCTAATCAAATAAGATTTGACTAGACCAGACCTAACGATATCATCAATATTAAATTGAATACTCTCAAACTCATCCATGTCATCAATGATTTTCTTGAAGTCCATGATACCAGTTTTCTCGTGTGCCTTGATCAAGTCAGTTTGTGCAGCGTCACCTGCAAATATAACCTTGCTATTAACTCCTAGACGTGTAATGATAGAGTCAAGTTCGTGGAAGTTAAGGTTCTCAGATTCATCGACCAATACGATAGCATTATCGATAGTGGTACCACGGATGAATGATGTAGACCAGAAAGAGATGGTTTCCTGTGCCTTAAGGTTAGCATAAAGCATGTCAAATGAATTATCATCTGGCATCTCGAACATATATCTTACCATATTCTTATATGGTATCTGATATAAGTTTGCTTTATCCTCATGGTCACCTGGTAGGAAACCAATCTCTCTAGTAGGAACTAGTGACCTTACAATATACAGTTTATCATAAGGTGTCTTTTCGTCAAGTATCTCCTTAAGAGCAAGATAGATTGTAATAAATGACTTACCAGTACCAGCACATCCAAATAGAAATAGATTCTTATTCTTACCCCATGCATCAAATACCTTCTCTTGGGTAGGTGTGATGGGTTTAATATCTAATAGATGGGTAGAGTGGATAGGTTTGCGTCTCATTTGTCTGGTCGATAATCCAACCATTGTTGGTTTCTTCTTGCTTTTTACAGGCATACTAGATTTTGTCGAATTTAGCGTAAGGATGGTGTTTCTTAACATTATTCAAGCGATCCTTGAAACCTTGCGGAAGCTTGTTCTGATAATCACCTATCTCACTGATAGATGACATAGTACCAGCTTGCCAGTTCTTCTCCCATTCGGGATTGTCGGATCTCCATTGCTCATACTGAGCAACAGTCATGGTGAATTCTTTTTCCTCACCTGTACTG